GCCCCCGACTTCCCGCCCGTGCCCTTCCCCAACCCCGAAGAGGCCGGCGCCCTCGACATGGCGATCGAGCAGGCCCGCGAGCAGGGGGCAGACCTCATCATCGCGGTCGACCCCGACGCGGACCGCTGCGCGCTCGCGGTGCCCGACCCCACCTCGGAGACGGGATGGAGCCCGCTCAGCGGTGACCAGATCGGCTCGCTGCTGGGCGAGTTCCTGGCCTCGCGCGGCATGAAGGGCTCGCTCGCGAACTCGATCGTGTCTTCGCGCCTGCTCTCGCGTATCGCTCACGCGCATGGCCTGGAGCATCACACGACGCTCACGGGCTTCAAGTGGATCGCCCGGGCACCGGGCCTCGGCTTCGGCTACGAGGAGGCCATCGGCTTTTGCCCGGATCCTGCCCACGTGCGCGACAAGGATGGCATCGCGACCTCGGTCGTCGCCGCCTCCCTCGTGGCCTCGCTAAAGGCGCAGGGGCGCAGTGTGTGGGACGAGCTGGAGCGCCTGGCGCGACTGCACGGCTTGCACGTGAGCTCGCCGCTGACCTTCCGCGTCGAGCAGATCGAGCAGATCGCCAGCGGTATGGCGCGCCTGCGCGCCCAGCCGCCGAGCGTCCTTGTCGGCTCTCCCGTCGTCGGCGGTCACGACGGAGGAGATGGTCCTGGACTCGTGGGCCATGTGGATTGGCGGCGGTCAGAATTTCGGCTTCACCGTGCCGCTGCGGTGGGACCCGCTGCACTCGTGCAAGACGGGCCTCGCGGCCCGCAAGCTGTACCGTTTCGCGGGCCGCGAGCGCGCCGTGGAGATGGCCGGACGGCACCGGACCAAGACCCTGAGCCTGTCTGCGACCCTGTTTGACGAGGACTTCTGGATGATCCAGCGGCTGGAGGAGCTGTCCTACATGGCGGGGCCGTTCCTGTACCGTGACCCGATGGGGCGGCGGGTTTACTGTTCGGTCAGAGACTTCACCGCTGACCGGGCGCTGTCGGGCAAGTGGAGTGTTAAGCTGGAGGTCGAGGAGGTGGACCATGAGTAGCCGGCTTGACCACGTGGAAAATGCGCTCTCGGAGCTGATCCGTGAGAAGTATCCGGAGGGCGCGCTGGTTGGCGCGTGGACCGTCTCGGTTGAGGTCCTGACCACGGAGGCGGACGAGGACTCTCGCGCGCTGTGGTTCCTGGAGGGCCGGGGGTCCCTGATCACCCGGCGCGGCCTGATCGAGCTGTCGCGTGACGTGCTCGCGCGGACGGTGAAGGAGACCGACGAGTGAGCGCCCTCGACACCCACCGGCAGGCGGATTACACGGTCACTCTCCTGGACTCCAAGGACCGTGTAGTCCGCCGTCTGGACGGCGTGACCGGCGGGAATATCACGCTCAGCAACTCCACCCGCTTGCGCGCGTCCGGGAGCCTGCACCTCACGGAGGCGTGCGGGCCTATCGACTGGATGACGCAGCGGGTCCGCGTCGACTACGCCACCCCCGGCCAATCATGGGGCCTGGGCGTGTTCCTCCTGTCGGCTCCCACCCGCTCCTACGGTGAGGCCGGGTCTACGTGGGACGTTGATCTGTCGTCCCCGTTGGCCCTCCCGGATGCCGACTGTGTGGATCGCACGTATGTGGTGAAGGCCGGCTCCAACCTTGTCGACGTGGCGGCGGGGCTTCTGCGCGACACCGGCCTGGAGCGCCTGTCCATCACCCCCTCGACGGCCACCGCGTCGTCGGACATCGTGTACGATCCGGGCAAGTCGAAGCTGACCATTGCTAACGAGCTGTTGAGCGCGGCGGGATATTGGTCGGCGCACCCGGATGGTGAGGGGCAGGTCCACCTGGACCCCTACGTGCGTCCGGCGGCGCGCGGTGTGGCCTACGATTTCCGGGAGGGCGCGCGGTCTATCCACCTGCCTGAGTGGGAGCGTGAGCTGGACGCGGCCAGCGTCCCCAACAAGGTGGTCTTGGTCTCCGAGGGGAGCCAGGATAAGGCCGCGCTGGTGGGCGTGGCGACCAACGAAGACCCCGCCAGCGCCTATTCCTTCCAGGCGCGCGGACGGTGGATTGTCGAGACCCAGACAGGCGTGGAGGCCGCTAATCAAGAGTCGATTGACTCGCAGGCGCGCCGCCGCCTCATCGACGTGTCCACGCCCTCCGCGTCGATCACGATCCAGCACATGCCGGTGCCACTCCAGCCTAACCAGGTGGCGGGCTTCTCCAGCCAGGGGCACACGGCGCAGGGCGTGGTGAAAGAGATCGAGTACAGCCTGGACCCCACCGCGCTCGTGAAAACCAAGCTCCTGGAGGTGACCGACCTATGACCACCCTCGACTACCTCATGAACGTTGTCGCGGGCCTGCGCTCGCGCCTCGACCTCGCGCCTGTATTCCGGTGGGCCGTCGTGGTCGGCACCGACCCGCTGCGCGTCCAGCTCGACGGCGACGCGACCCCGCTCGCAGCCGACCCGATTAACTTTGCGGGCGACCTGAAGGCAGGCCGTCGCGTCTGGACGGTGAGCGTTAACCGCCGCCTGTACCTGCTGGGGACGGTGCGGGAGACGCAGACGGGCGACGGCGGATCGTCCGCCCCGGTGGGCACCGTCGTGGCTTACGCGGGCGTGACGGCTCCCGCCGGTTGGCTCCTGTGCGACGGGACGGCATACAAGAAGGCGCAATATCCGGCGTTGGCGGCGGTCCTGGGCGCGACAGGGACCGGCGCGGACTTCACCGTCCCGGACCTGCGCGGGCGGTTCCTCATGGGCACGTCGGCCGCCCACCCGCGAGGGCAGCCGGGCGGCGAGGAGACCCACACCCTGACCACCGCTGAGATGCCCTTCCACAACCACAAAGTCATCGGTCAGGGCTACGACAGCTCGTGGTTTGGCGGCGTGGGCATCTGGCAGTCGGATGCAGGCTCGGGCGGCAAGTGGACTATCGCGGCGGGGCCCGGATCGGGCCAGCTTGGCTACCTGGACGCGGCGGCTACGGGTGGCAACCAGCCGCACAACAACCTCCCGCCGTTTTACGCGGTGGGCTACATTATCAAGGCATGAGAGAGGTACATATCATGACCGCATCAAGCACGGCGCTGATCGCCGCGTCCAAGGACGCGACTCTGAAGGAGCGGACGGTGGCCCTCGCGGCCACCCTGGGCATGACGGAGAACGAGGTGGAGGCCTCGTGGAGGAACATCCTCGTGACCAACGCGGACGATCAGGGCAAGGGGACTATCGCTGACGTGTACGCTTACGCGCTGGAGGCGCGTAGGCAGGCGCTGGCGAAGCTCCCGCCGGAGGTGGGCGAAAACCTCGCCGCCGTGACAGACGAACACCTCCTGTACGCGCTGCGACAGGCGCTGAAGGACACGAAGAAGGAGAAGTAACGATGCCAGACATCGACGCTTTCGCGTATGACATGCAGTGGTGGTGCCAGTACGGGGACCTGGGTTACGACCAGTGGAACCGTTGGGACCTGCGCGTGGGTGGCGAGACCGACTGTTCGGCGCTCGTTATCGGCGTGCTGAAGGCACGCGGTTTCGACACCGGCAACGCCACCTACACGGGCAACATGGCCCGCGAGCTGACGGCCAGGGGCTGGGACATGCTCGATCCGGACACCGACCTGGAGCGCGGTGACATTCTGCTCAACCACGCCAACCACGTGGCCGTTTACCTGGGTGGCGGCCTGCTCGCTCAGGCGAGCATTGACGAGCGCGGCGAGATCGCGGGCGGTCAGGCGGGCGACCAGGCCAACGAGACCAACGTCAAGCCTTACTACGATTACCCGTGGGACTGCATCCTGCGTTACACGGGGTCGGACACGGGCGGCGTATCCACCTACGGCCACGGCTCCGGCTACAACACCAACGGCTACGGCGAGGACTACGTGCGCGAAGTCCAGACGCAGCTCCTCGCGCGAGGCTACGACCTGGGCGAGGACGGCGCGGACGGAATCCTGGGCGAGAACACCTACAACGCGATTAAGGCCTTCCAGGAGGCGAACGGCGGCCTGGAGATCGACGGTATTCCCGGTCCCCAGACGCTGGCGGCGCTGCGTGGTGCGAGCATCGTCCCCGCCGCCGCCCACCCGCCCGCCG